TTAACAATCATATTACGTTGAGCACTACGACCCATATATGGGGCACCATTTGTCTGTAAACCACTTACGCTAACCCATGCATTTGTTTCTTGTGGCAATGCTTCGTCTGGGAATGTTGTTCCATTAAAGTAGTTAACCATAAACTCTTTAATGTTATAACCACTACGACGAGTATTGAACAACAATGTACCTTGTGGATACAATTGAGAATCAGGAGCATCAATATCTAAATAGTTACTTGTTAATAAACTAACAATTGTTGGAATCGGATCATCAATTGGATTTGTAGTTCCATTAGTTGCCCAACGAGCATCTTGGAATAAAATACCATTTTCTGTTGTCTGATCTGTATTGTCAATTAAAACCCATTGATCTTCGCCATTAACATTCTGCCAACGACTGATTACTGGATAATTTTCTAAATCATTAGAATCAATCCACAAATCACCATATACTAATACACTGTTATCGCTTTGAGTTGTTGGTGCAGTTGCTGAAATGATAGGACCAGCTGGATCAGTACTAGGAGTACCAGATGCTTGTGGTAAACCATCAGATGCATAACTTATATTTTTATAACCAGTCCATACTCCACCAACGTTAGTCATAATATCAACTTGATTGACAACGCTATAATACCATGGAGTTCCATCAGTTGGAATTGTTACTGGTGCGATTAGATTTGGTGTATAATTGAAAATTCTCCAATTACTTAACTGTACTGAATATTGTGGTGTTGCAAAATTTGCATACCATTGTACACCTGTTATATTACCTCCCCCGCCAACTGTAGTAACTTGAACAGTATATGGATCAATCAAATAACCACCACCGTCAATTTCCAATAAATCACCAACAGCATAAGAAGAACCACCACCAGCTATTGTAAATGTAGGAATATATCCAAATGTAGTTACATACAATGAAGCACCGGAACCAGAACTAGACACATTGATTGCTGGGAAGTATGAATAACTAATGGTTTTAAATGGTCCCCATTTAGCACCTACACAACCTGTTGGAGTAGTAACATCAGTATTAATTGTAAATCCTGCTGCAGTAACTGCCGATGCAGGACTAATTACACCATTATCATTCATAATAATAACTCCACCTTCAGTATGAGTTAATACGATTGATCCAGTTGATGAAACTTGAGCCGTAGTATAAGGAATATTGGCAGATGTCCATGCGGTTACAAAATCTGATGCATCTAAAGTTCCAGAACTTGGCATTGTAACTGTATATGATACACTTAAACTTGCTGAACTTGGAGTACTAACATAAACTTCAAATGTTGCATTATTTGCAAATGTTGGTGCGGTATTTGTTCCAACAAATACAGCTTCTCCAATACTTGAACGTTCAAACAATTGTAATGGTGATGAATTTGTCTCTTCATCAAAATCATACTGAGCGTATATTGATCCAGCGGGAATTGCTTGTCCACCAGAAGAATCTAATGAATTACTAATAACCCAATCACTAGTAGATAGTGGGCAACTCTTAGCAGAGAATGTAGCAGTAGATGCGCTATATTTACTAATAACAATGTTAGTACCTAAATTTGGAGAGTTTGTTTTAACCCAAACTGATCCTGTTGGATGAGGTTGACTATCAGTTGACTTCCATAATGGTTGTTGAGCATTGGTACCATAAACAAGTTTTGGAGAGTAATATGTCTTTGCAGTAATTCCCAAACTTGTTAATGTCGCCGAAGTGCTTCCACTTCCAATAATTACAGTTGATCCATTATCTTGAAATATTTGTAATCTTCCATCAATATTTAGAGCTGTAACACCTAAAATATTGGCCCCGTTAATTTCCCCAACAACACCATCAACTGTGTTATTTGGACTCACTGGAACTGTTACAGTATTACTATTGATTATAATACTTCCCGCAGTTACTGTTACTGGAGTAGCAGTACCCTGAACTGTTGGCCAACTATTTTTCCAAGAGTGACCCCCAAGAACAACCCATTCATTATTTGAATTTTTAAACCAATAAGTATAATAACTTGATGGAGATCCATACTGTTCTGTCAATACCATAGCGTAATCGCCAATATTTCCAATATATTGTTGTGGTTGACCATCAGAACTAGCAACGTCAGCCACATCTTCAATAACGATTGGACTAATTACAGAGAATGTTCCTGTTGCCGAATTGAATTGAAACATACCCCATGTACTGGTAGTTGTATTCAACCAATAAGATCCATCTACTGGAGGTGCACTTGGACGTCCAGTTTGACCAATATAATCAGCTAAGTTAATATTGGCACGAATTACATAACATAGATTACTTGTTCCAAGAACTGAATAAGCGGCAAATAAACCGTATTCATTTAGTTCATAACCTTGAATTGCTGTTCCATCAGTTGTCTTATAGAAAAATGGTGTTCCAAAGAAACTTACCAAATCACGTTGACTTGTGACTCTGTATAGTTTATTAGCATTGGCAGCCAATGTTCCGGGAGCAATTGCTGTTCCAGAAGGATCAGGTTTGTTTTGTGCGGTTGCCATGATAATAAGTGGAACCGATGCTGGTGGTGCAGGTAAGTATTGACTTTGGTCAATAATGGTGATTTCTACACCAGGCGATTCTAGAGCCATTGTTTTCTCCTAAAATTTAGTATTACAACGATTAAATGTCAGCACTATGCGTGACAGTTTCATAATAATATTTATCTAAATTTAGAAAAAGTACTCTGTTACTGATCTCTACTAGTAGAGTTACTTTTCAAAGTAACATAAATAGTCATTATGAATAGACCGTTATGTACTGTTTGTAATAAATTACCAAGAGCAGCCGCCTATTATCGTAATGATAAACGATATTATCGCAGTCGTTGTGAAAGTTGTATCAGAAAAAATAAACAACTAAAAGCCGCTGATCCTCGTTGGAAGATTCGCGGCTATAAAAAGAAAACACATTGTGATCTTTGTAATTTTAAAGCTAGATATACTAATCAAATTCTAGTTCATCATATTGATGGTAACTTAAATAATTGTGAATTAATCAATTTACGTTCAATATGTTTAAACTGTGTTGAAGTTGTTAAACGAAATAATACTACTTGGAAAATAGGGGATTTAACAGTTGATTAATTTGACTATATAAGTCATCTATTGTACCATCATTATCTAAAATAGCATCAAAATTAGTACCTATCCAAGAAGTTTCACTAACATGAATTTTATAATTATCTAAAAATGATTTGTTACTTGCCCATGATAAGTTTTTAGTAGGTCCCTTATTCACTATTTCAGCTGCATGATACCATTCTGGATCAGGTCCACGATGAGTTCTGATAACCATACCACCCGCATCTTTAATAGATTTTATTTCATTAGGAAATCTTACATCTGAGATTACAACATTATCTGATATCGTGGCAAGTTTATATTCTACGCTATGAATCCAAATATTGTCGTGAAAGGCTTTACGTGCCACTTCTGTTCCCCAATATTGTAGAACCCAACGTGGAGTTAAATGTGGCATATTGAGCTTATTTGCCCACCACTTATCTACCTTCTCTCTCCAATCTCTACTTTCTGTGGTTCTACCCTCAAGTAGTTCACGATCCCAGCCAAATATAGCAGAGACAGCATCTTTTAATGTACCAGCGAAACTTATTCTTCTGAATCCGTGTACGTTTACTAGATAATCAGCAACAGTATCTTTCCCGCTACCCTGAAATCCACATACACCTACTATAATCTTATTTGACACAGTATCTCCACAATGAAATATTATTGTAATACTATGTTAATGATTAGTCAAGTGTCGGATTATCCAATTACCCAAGATAGTGGTTCAGAACCATCTACATAGGCTTTGAGTTCATCAATTAGAGCAACTTGTAATGCCGCACCTTCGGCTTTCATGGCAGCACCATTCAATGTTGTTCCACCCTGCGGACCAGCTATTGTACCAAATTTTTCACGAGCTTCACCAATGGTAAGTTTACATTGGGCTAATGTCCAACTTGTAATCCAATTACCAATATTAGGGTCTTGAAGTAATGTAATTTCTGGCTTCATATTGTCAGTCCACAATAGAATTCTTTCACCAGTACCTTTAAAATCACGAACAAATTGAATCTCTTTTGTTACTGGATTAAATGTATAGATAACATATCCACCAAACATACGTGCAGCTAATTCAACATATTGTGCATAAAAGTCATATGTGGCTAATCCACCAGCATAATTGTAGTTTAACAAATATGTATTTAAAATCGCTGATGAAAATGGATCAAATGATGTAGCACTTGGTCCAGTTTCTAATCCAACAGTTCTACGAAATGCTTGTCTAACTCTAGTTACTTCTTGTGGTAAAATATAGGAATTTTGATTGGCTTGAACTTCTAATAACATATATGATTCTTCATATGCATTTTGACCACGTTGACGATATGTAGAAATAGCATAGCGATAAGCAGCCTCGTAGTGTTCAGGATCTAATTCTAGATCAATAATACCATCACCAAGACGATATCTGATACTATTAAATAATTGTTGTTTTAATTCTACGAGATTAGCCATAAAAATACCCTATCATAAGATAGAGTATTTATCAAATATTAAGTTGAATCAATAAGCTTTCAGAATAATTAAATTATCACTAGTACGACCATTGGGTTGAGCCTGTACAGCATTAATCTCGGCAAAAACTTTACGACTTGAAGGTTTTCCACCAGACATTAATTTCTTTAGAATCTCGGCTGGTTTACGTAGAGTTTTAACTCCACTTTTCATAGAATCATACCCAATAATAGTTGTACCTTTGATTCCAAGAGTACCAATATGATCATCAGCAATGTAATAATGAAGTTTACGTTTGGCAGTATCATATGCCCATACTTCTGTGGCATTAATAATCTTACTAGGATGAACACTGACAAGTTTAAGTGTTTCTTCTGACTTCTGATACTTCATTTTTGAAGCTTGTTTCTCTGGAGAAACTGGTTTACGAGCACGAACTGCTTTTGATGCCTTTTTAACCGAAACATAACTACTTAAACTAGCCAATACGGCTTCACAAAACTTAATAACTGCCTTGATTTGTGTTTTAGTATAATGAGAATAGGCTTCATTGAGTTGTTTGTCTTTTCCCGTTTGTACTTCTTGAAACTCAGCCAATTTACGCTTCCATACATCAGTCAAAATAGACATATGTTGTGGCATAATATTACGTTCAGTTAACATTCCAACACTATTAACGTCAATATTAACAGGTTTTGCACCAAGAATAATGAAATCGTCTAACCAACCTTCAATTTCTCCCGCAACTTCACGAGTACGCTCACGCATAATTTCTTGAATGTTTGGGCGATTTGATGAAATCGTTTCTACAACTTGTGGTGCAGTGGGACTAACTACTTTTGGTTTTGAGATTGATTCAATCAAGCGATTTAATTCATTAGTCAAACGAGTAGTTTCTTCAGTTGAAAGATTTAACCCACGCATGTACATACGTGCCAACCAACCTAATGTTGGCATAATTTCACGTTCTTCCACTTTACTTAATAATTTGGAAAGTTCTTTTCTATCAGTTTTTTCGGCATAATCAATTAAAAAATCTTTAGAATTTTTAACACTACAGAAACGACTATACCAATTAAATGACATTCCTAATGCCAAAGACCGATTATCTGAATCGGGTTGTGTCACAAACATAGGTTCTGTGCCATAATACTGAGTATCAGCGTCTTTTGGCTTAAAATCCGAAACAATTGTTCGTTCAGTAGACGCTAAGACTTTTTTAGTAGATGCTAAAACTTTTTTAGTAGATTTTGTGGCCATTTTATTCTCAAATTTAAGTAACAAAGTACATTATACTATAAACGGTATTTATTGTCAAACGTTTTTGGATAAATACTTAACTATGCCAAGACTCAGCCTATATCGTCCAACCCAATCAAATGATTATTCATTTTTTGATAAAACAATCAAAGAGATGTATACTGTCGGTGCAACTGATCTTTACATACA